CCGCTGAGACCTTCTTGCCAACAGTTACAGGAGCTACTCTAAGCTATAAGCAGTACCTAATGATGCCAGATGGTAAGACCTACGATCCGGCTAGCCTAGAGCATATAGCAGCTACCGATTTGACTAAGCGCATTTATGCGGCGGTGTCTAATGGCACCATTGGTAGAGCCCTAGAGGCCGAGGCCAAGGAAACAAATAAGTCACGCGAAGTAGATTTACAGAAGCTAGCAACGTACTTGCTAGGAAATGCAGACTACCGCCCAACGGAGGCCGCTGTTATCCTTAAGGCGGCTGCTAAGTGGGGCATGCGCCTCACGACAAACAATGGCAAGGCTGAGGTGCAGCTGGTTGAGATCACTAATAAAAATGCCACGGCTATTGCAGTGGTCAATGGATTAGACGCGGCAGCTCTTAGCAATAAGATGCTCGAGGGGTTACCCCTGAAGGCCGCGTTCCAAGCAGCTTTACAAGAGACGACCGACAACCGCGAGAAAGCGGCTAAGGCGTCTGGCAAAGAAGGCTGGGTTGTCTACAAGAAATCAGACAAGCATAAAGACCACGTGGCCTTACGTGATGGATGCGCAGGGCGCGAATGGTGCACTGCTGGAGCCGTTAGTACCGCCGCCACCCAATTACGTCAAGGAGACTTCCATATCTTTTACGCAAAGGGTCAGCCTGTGGTTGCCTTGCGCACTGTTAATGGTCGACTGGATGAGGCACCACGTGGCTCCCTAGCTGGCCAAGCCCTCACACCGTACGAGCGCGAAGTGGCCGAACGCCGCCTGCGGGGTATTCCTGAATCAGGTGGAAGCCAGACTCCTACCGTTCAAGGTGGTGAAGACTTCCTCTCAGACCAAAAGGTTCTCGCTGATATCCAGTCAGGAGCAATCAAAGATTATTCAGACTTAGACCTGTGGATGCTGCAAGCGTATAAGATGAAGGCTGGGGATTATAGCGGTGATGTTTTACCGAAGGCCGCTAAGGATGCAGTCAAGGAACAGATACAAACCCGAAAATCCCCTAAGCAATGGGCATCTGAAGGATACGTGGTAGCTGAGGAGGATACGAATTGGGCAACAGCCAAGTATGTGGCGGGAAATATGGAGCTCCGCGGAAGTACCTCTGCCCCACTCGTCACCGCTGTTGGTGGGTACATGGAGCTCTATGATAATGCCTCAGCGCCACTAGTTACCTCCGTTGGCGAGCACATGGTGCTCTATGATAATGCCGCTGCCCCACTCGTCACCGCTGTTGGTGGGTACATGGAGCTCTATGATAATGCCTCAGCGCCACTAGTTACCGCTGTTGGTGGGTACATGTTGCTCTATGATAATGCCGCAGCCCCCCGCGTCACCGCTGTTGGTGGGTACATGGAGCTCTATGATAATGCCTCAGCGCCACTAGTTACCGCTGTTGGTGGGTACATGTTGCTCAGTGGCAATACCTCAGCCCCTCTAGTTACCGCTGTTGGCGGAAATATGGAGCTCCGCGGAAGTACCTCTGCCCCACTCGTCACACGTCAGAACATCGGAAAAGTAGAGGCTTTGAAAGGTACTCCGCTTGACCCCAATTACGTAGCCCCAAAAGTAGAGCCCACACCCATTGCTGGAGGTGAGGACTTCTTATCCGACCAGAAGGTTCTTGCTGACATCCAGTCAGGGGCAATCAAAGATTATTCAGACTTAGACCTGTGGATGCTGCAAGCGTATAAGATGAAGGCTGGGGATTATAGCGGTGATGTTTTACCGAAGGCCGCTAAGGATGCAGTCAAGGAACAGATACAAACCCGAAAATCCCCTAAGCAATGGGCATCTGAAGGATACGTGGTAGCTGAGGAGGATACGAATTGGGCAACAGCCAAGTATGTGGCGGGAGACATGGAGCTCTACGACAATACCTCAGCTCCATTAGTTACGGCTGTTGGTGGGAGCATGCGGCTCTATGGCAAGGCCTCTGCCCCGCTAGTTACTACGGTTGAGGGTGACCTAGAGCTCAGTGGCGATACCTCAGCCCCACTCGTCACCTCTATTGGTGGGAACCTGTCGCTCTATGCCAATACCTCAGCCCCACTAGTTACCTCTGTGGGCAAAAACATGGGGCTCTATGGCAAGGCCTCAGCCCCACTAGTTGCCTCTGTGGGCGGAAAGATGACGCTCGGTGATAGTGCCTCAGCCCTTCTAGTCACCGCTGTTGGGGGAGACATGGAGCTCTACGACAATACCTCAGCTCCATTAGTTACGGCTGTTGGTGGGAGCATGCGGCTCTATGGCAAGGCCTCTGCCCCTCTAGTTACGGCTGTGGGTGGGAACATGACGATCTATGCCGATACCGCTGCGCCACTCGTTACCCGCACAAACATAGGCAAAGAAGCGGCTTTGAAAGGTACTCCGCTTGATCCTAACTATGTAGCGCCTGCTGCTACGCAACCCACCGTTGCCGGAGGCGAAGACTTCTCTATCGGAGACCGGGCGCGTCTATTGGTTCCCCGCACCCAGCCGCGCTCACTAGAGGATCGCCTATCTATCGTTGAAAAGAATCGGCTACCTAAGAGCTTCACCAAGGTCAGCGATCTGATCACAGACGTCAAAGACTGGACTGCTAAAGTCTTAGTTGACGGTACGCGCCCCTTTGATGTGTGGGCTCGCAAGTACGGCACCGCAGCTGATCAAGCTGCCCTGCTGCAGAAGAAGTCAGTGGCTAAGACTAGGGCATCTGCCTACGTATCTAAGATTGATGGCACTTACACCCAACAGCTAGCCAAAGAGTTCAACAAGATCTTCGACAAGACCGAGATCAAAGATAGCTTGACGGCTAAGGAACTTGTGGGTACTTGGATGACCGTCCGCTATGCCCAAGTCAAGAACGCCGAGTTCATCAAGCAGGATCAAGAAACTGTGGACAAAGCAGAGCAGGCATTCGTGGCTGCCGGTGGTGACCTAGTGGGCTTGCGAGCAGACTTAGCTAGGGTGTCCACAGGTCGTAACCGCTTGACAGATCTGACTATCGCCGCGGCCAAGCGCTTTACCAAAGCGACCGATGCTACCCGCACCGCTGCTTCTGCCTATGCCTTAGCTTTGGATAAGCAAGAGAAACGGATCAACGCCGTCAACGACCCCGACAACAATCTTGACCCAGTCAAGACGCCGTTAGCTGCTGGTCTGGCAGGGGGCTATAACAACGCCACCGCAGCTGAAGTGCAACGCCGGATCGAAGCTAAGATCCCTGTGGACTTATTGGAGTCAGCAGCCAAGCCAGTCTACGAAATGCTGGCAGCCAATGTAAAGCAGGATCTAAGCAACGGCAAGATCGCCCTATCCATCTACGCCAAGTGGGGCAAAGATCCTTTATACGTTCCGCTGACTGGCGACCCACGCACCGACGATACCGCCTCTGACGTATTTGGAACTGGCTCAGTTAACCAATCCAAGGACAAGCGTGCCGAAGGGCGTTCGAGCTCGTTGGCGCAGAACGGCATCGATGCCGCCTACGAGCAAGTCGGTAAGTCCGCCCAGTACCATGGTTGGCTGCCCTTCAAGCAGGAGCTGACTAAGATCTACGAAAACCTAGTGGCGCAAGAGGGTGGCGACACCGAAGCCGTCTACAACAAGTACGGTATCAAGCGACGCCGCGAATCCGAGATGACAGACCTGAGTAGTTCTGTTATCTTCCGCAACGGCGCAGACGTCAACCAGAATGGTAGTGGTTGGGCTTACACCTTTGACTCTGTAGCTGCTATCGAAGCCTTGCGCCATGCCAACATGGAACAACGTCCTGGATGGCTGGCACCTGTGGGATGGGCTACTACCATGTCAGCCAAACTTATTACCCAATGGTCTCCAGGCTTTGCTCTGGTTAACATGTGGCGCGATGGACCAGAACGCTTCGTAAACTTGTCCACACGTACGCTAGCCAACTACCCCAACTTGAATATGAATGCCATTGCCGGAGCGGCTCTGGTTAACTGGGGGAACCCTGCAACCGCTCTAACGGCTCAGATCGTGCTAGCCGAAAAGCTATCTATGTTTGACCTAGCGAAGTCTATTGCCAATGGCATCAAGGATTTCTCGCCCGACAAGGATATCGCCTACATGCGGGAGATGCTAGAGGGCGGCGCGTCAAGCACCACGGGTGCTTACCTGTCGCGTGACTCAGATACCCTAGCACAGAAGATAGCTTCTATCAACGGTTGGGATAGCAAGATCAAGAACGTGCTGGTCATCTGGAATGACACCTTCGAGTTGCGTGCTCCTTACGCCATGTACAAGGCACTGCGCGAAGCAGGTGTGGACAAAGATGCAGCAGCAGCTACCGTGCTGGGTACCATGGACTTCGGCAAAGCCGGAACAGCCATGGCGCCTATCAAGGTGCTCTATATGTTTGCGCAGCCTATCATGACCGGCGCGAACCAGATGGTTATGACCCTAAGCACTGCCAAAGGGCGGGCGATAGCTCTGGCTATGACCACAGTGGCTATGGGACTCTACGCCATGCTATCCGATATGGCAGGTGAGGATGAGGAGACCAAGCGCAGGCGTATGGCATCTATCTCGTCCACGACCTTGGAGCGCAACGTGCCTATTATCCTAGCGGATGGCACTGTGCTCAAAATCCCCGTACCCTTTGGACTCTTCCAGCTGGGTTGGGGCGTTGGCGCCAATGTGATGCGCGCCCTCAACGGAGAGCAGACTCCAGCTGAGACAGTAGGCGAACTGGCCAAGATGACGGTCAAGACCTTCTCTCCGGTATCCACCTCGGAGACCTCGGTGGCTCGTGATCCTTTGACTTGGGCGGTGCAAACCTTTACCCCATCGGTGCTGAAGCCTGTGGCTAACTCAGCCTTGAACCGTGGCGCCTTTGGAGGTAAGTTAGACAGCCGCGAGTTCCTAGATCCTTCGCAAGCTAAGTGGAAGTTCGCCAAGCCCGGAACGCCAGAGCTCTATGTTGAAGCATCTAAGTGGTTGCTGACCAACGCTGGGATGAATACCTCTCCCGAGGTAATCAAAGAGCTGTCCAATATGGTGGCGGTTGGTCCTCTGGCTGAAGCGCGCAAAGGGTTTGTGGACAACCCCACCAAGGATGCCCACGGGGTTCCTCGTCCTAGCCAGTGGTTTGACCGCTACCTAGCCCTGCAGACAACCGCGGATGTTATAGCGCCTGCTTACTACCATGCCAAGGGTAAGGTCGGAGACGTAAAAACTAAGATCGATGCGGGTAAGGAAGTAACCCAAGGAGAGCGCCAGTTGCTGGCGATGGGCAAGGCGGACGACTCCGCCCGCAAAGCTATTGCTATGCAGTGGAGCGCCTTACGCAAACAAGAGAACGCAGGAACTGTACAAGAAGCCGCCTACAAAGAACGTTTCCAGAACCTCAAGAGGCTAGAGCTGGAGGCACAGAAAAGATTCTTAATCCGTTACAACGAGTTATCCAAATGAAAATAAATGCCCAATCTAAAAGCATCACATTTAACACTAAGAATACTAGCGCTGATGGGGTGCCTACTATGTTCCTCCAACGAATCGGATCATCCACCAGTTCGGCGGTCTACCTTGACTACATTGGGCGCAAAGGAGACGCCGTCACCTTCCGAGTAGACCCATCAAAGCTCCGAGCTGGTAGGTACCATGCCAACGCCAAGTTCGGTAAGTGCTGTTGCTTGAGTACCGAAGTCTTTATTGACGGCTGCTCCCTTGAGGCGGCCTCTATTACCTCCACCCCTTCCGCTGCTTGCGGCTCTTGCTAGGATCTACCATGACCACCTTTAAAAAACTATCCTTTCCGACTGCTACCCTTCCTTACGCGCTTGGTATTAACGATGCCAATTTTCCGTTAGGCTTTGCGGACAAGACTGCCTACTCAAGCGTAATAGCTATTGATGACCATACGTGGGTGACCGTCAGCGATGGGGCTAACTCAGAAGTCATTAAGCTAGGTACTCCTGACTACCTAGGTTCAATACCAATTCTCCAGCGAGGTGCCGTCCCAGTCTCCTTCTTGGAAGGCGCTTGCGTATCCTATGGCTGGACAGACGAAGCCATAGCAGATGTGTATCCTGAAGCGGGATTGGACTTCGTAGATGCTTGTGGAGAACCAACAAAATGCGCTTGTGACGGGATCCCTAAGACTTGGATTCTTAACCAGCCAGTAGCTATTGTGATCCCCTACTCTGGCGCTCCTACGAGTCGCACGGTAACCGCCAGTATAACCGGGGTCGCCTCCTCGACTACCGCCTCAGCTGTTAGCCTTACGGGTACCCCGAGCGTGGCGGGTACCTACAACTTAGCCATCAAAATCAGTAAGGGAGGGCTCAGCAGAACTATGAACTGCTCCATAGCCGTAGTTGACCCCGCCAGTAGCGGATCAAGCTCTTGCTAGTGTAGAGCATAAGGGGTCTTATCCTGGACCCCAGAGAACTCAAGCCAAACCCGCGTAAGCTCTTCTAGCATGGCCTGCTGTATAAGCATGGACCTGGCACCTTCGGGTTCTAGTGCTGATCCTGCGCCTCTTACGGTATAATAAGCTATGGGGTCAAAACCATTATAAGGAAGGGTTCCTGGATGGTCGAGGTAAGCCATGATGTGCACTTCTATAAGTTCTTGTACCACCTCAAAGGGGGGCACAACAGGCTGGTCCGGATTATTGGCACCAACTTGCTGCCCCCAATCTAGGGCTAGAATCCTATAGAGTGCCTTAGCAAAAGATGTCCAGATAGGTAAACCTGGCTGAAGGTTAGGGACCATCTGGACTCCTTTGAGGAGCTAGTTCGGGCGCCATTACCTCAGCATTTCGGAGAACACCCTCCCACCAGTAATCTACGCTATACCAAGGCATCCCGGTCGTTAATCGGACGGAGACCACCGTTCCAGCTGCTCTTATAGCCTCAAGGTTCACTCTGTCTCCAGGAAGGAAGAGTACTCTGGCCGCTTGCATCAGCTAACTCTCCAAGCTGGCGCTGGGGCAGGTTGTGGGTCTGCCTTGGGTACCAATCCGCCAAGTGGAGCTTGAGGCTTCGCATAGTGGAGAAGAAGGTCCTCATGCGCCTTAACCAGCATACTAGAGCTATCCAAGGCTACCGCCGTAACTAGGGCTTGCACCGATTCAGCAACGTCCCACGGATGGGTCTGGCGGAGTAATTCCACTGTGCCGCCACGATGGGCTATACTAGCCACAAGGGTAAGCCCAGCTTCGAGTATGGATACCTCAACTCGCAAGGCTTCGCCAAAGTAATAGATTCCGTGGGCAAATTTAGTATGTTTCATTTTGCTCTTTCTTAGAAGCGTTTTGTTTATCTGTTTTGTTTAGAGAATAGAGGAGCCAACCTAACACCACCACATTAAAGATGGCTCCTGCTAGGCTAAGCCAGTTAGTCATACTCGGAGCAGAGGATGGTAGGTTTCGCGAGTACTGGCTTCCCCCTCACATCCACGCCCAGTTTATCCGCTATGATCGTTAAAGCTCGGGAGAACTCCCCCTTAGCAGATCCGCCCATGACCTGAGTATTAGCGGATACTGTTATGCCATGCTCAACTCGTTGAATGGTGTGGTCTATCTTAGCATCGAGATCAAGAAGCATTGGGGCTAAGGCAGGGCGCAGAAGGGCACGCTGCTCAGCTCCAGCTAGCAGATCTAGAATCCGCGCGGTATGCGACTCACACATCTCCCCTAAGGATCGGATAGCTATGTGGGAGTCTGCTATACCCATATCCTGTTTCCGTAAAGTTGCCACATCGGCTAGAAGAGTATTTAGTATTTTCTGCTGCGCCAGTAGCATATCTCTAACCGTCTGGAGCTTTGCCCTAGTGCAGTAAAGGTTGCAGTTAACCGTCTTATCTACGGTATATACTAGGTAGCCCATTCCAAGGATCACAGCGCCCAACAATAGGTATATCAAACCTATTAGGTGAGTAGGGGTGATAAAATCAAACATAATTATGCTCTCTCTTTAAGTAAGTTAATAGATGCTCAGTGCTTCCGCGCCGAACCTTTCCTTTGAACTGCCAAGTTCCACCAGAAGGATAGTACATAACAGTTCCTCGTTCCACCTCAATACGGAGCACGAACTTGTCCTGCACCGTAGCTCGGATACCTAACTCGGCCAGTTTAGCCATATTAACTTCGCCGCGCTCTTCGCGGCGTACCTTAGCCGCCGCTTTCATATCGTTAAAAATTTCCGCCATATCACCCATGGATCATTTCTCCTTCTTTAGTTATAACTGTAGCCCCTAGGCGTACTCCACCCTCTGGAGTAACCAGCATGCGGCCGTGGTAGTAGCTACCCGCATTCATCCAGCCGTAGCAGTCCCCATATAGCAGGTATAAGGCCTCTACTCTAACCACCCGATCCTTAAACCGGATTCGAGCAGCGCGGCGTTTACCGCTACTTGCGAACTTAGGGAGTTCCATGGTAAAGAAAGCATTCTTTTCCACCCAACCTTTGTTGGCTCGTAAAATTTCTTTTAGTACTTCTACAGGATCTACCATAACTTTAATTCCTTTATTTAAAAACATGCTTTAGTATACCAGTAATCTTTCAAAAATTCCAGGATTGTTCTATTTAACATGCCCCCAATCTGGACCACATTCCCCATCCGCACGTACAGGGATCTTCAGAGGTATGGCAGTCTCCATGACATATTTCATAGCCTCGAACGCTTCATCCCTACCACCTGGATCACTGAAGTCTAACTCGTCGTGGACGGTCAAGCGCGGTACTCCCGTGGCAGCAAAGATGCCTTGCTCATAGCAGATTAACATGGCCTTCTTCATCAAGTCGGCAGCCGATCCTTGTAAGCGCCGATTTAGCGCTTTGTGGGTAAACGCCCGGCGTATATCCCCTCCGTACCGAAGGATAGCCTGCTGGTAACTTAATCCTAGGCTTCCTCCATCAGCACCGCCTTGCCACTTCTTAGGTTCCCACAAGTCGAACCGGCTCTTCCTCCCTAGAATTGTGGTTATATTTCCAACAGCCAAAGCCTCGGCTGAGCAAGCGTCCATCGTCGGTTTAGCGAAGGGCACCCCCTTATGGTAGGCGGCGAATAGATCCTTCCCTTCCACTTGGCTTAGCCCTAGAGAGGCGGTCAGCTTAGGTACCCCCATACCGAAGATCAAGCCAAAGTTAATGTTCTTAATCGGACGGCGGTGTTTCTTGCGCAGCTCTGGAGTAGATACGTCCCACCCTGCTTCTGGACCAACTAGGTCTAGTGCCATCTCATGATAGTCGGTATCAGGATGCTCGTTGAAAAGCCTGCGTGCTTCTTCGGATCCTGGACCAACCGCGTAGTGGATTAAGAAGCGGTACTCAATCTGAGAGTAATCATACTTGCGCCACTGCTGATGCCCATAATCAGGGATGAACATTCCTCGTATCAATGGCGCCAATTCGTCGTCTCGCGAGGGGATGTTCTGTAAGTTTGGAGTTGAACTGCTTAGGCGGCCTGATCGGGTGCCACCGTCATCCCCACGCAATTGGTGGAACTGCCCGTACACCTTACCGTTGATATGGGAGTCTAAAAGGTAAGACTGGATAAAGGTTCCACGCAGCTTAGCCAGTTTGCGGATCTCTCTAATGATCTCTCCAATAGGGTGATTGACTAGGCCTAGGAAGTCCTTAGTGAACGAGGGCGCCCCCTTAGGAGTCTTGCCATAAGGGATTCCAAAGCGATCGAATGCGCTAGCCAAGCTAGTAGAACTATTTATATCTACGCGCTGCCCTGCAAAGTAGTCTAGTTTTTCTTGGAGTGTCTTCTCTCTGGTTAGAAGGTCGTCTGCTAATAGTTGAGCCTTGGGTATGTCCACAGTTACGCCCGCCAAGCGCATTTCGACCATTAGCCGGATCAGGCGGCACTCCATGCTAAACAGTTCCGTTAGTCCTTCATTGTGGAGATGCTGGTAGAGAATTGGAGCTAGGCGCATGGGCAGGTCTACGTCTCCTTCAGCGTAAGGACCAACCAGCCTAGGCGGAGCGCGGTAGATGTGCTTACGCTGGCCGCTTCCTACCGCTCCGCCAAACCAATCGGATAGCCACTGGTACAGGTCAGCGGTCTCTTTTCCATTACCTAGGTACTTCTGCCCAAGGATGTCAAGAGATACGTGAGCACGCTCATCTAGCAAGGCTTCGGCGAACTGGACGTCGATCAACTCCCCCGCCATAGTAACACCTTCGGAGCAGAGCCACCCGTAGTCATAGGTTAGATTAGCGCCTACTTTGGGCTGCTTAGGATCAGCCAAAGAGTCTTTAAGCCACGCCAGCACCTGCTCTGGATTCATATTGGTCGCAGGCTCAGTCTCATGGCGCATTGGAAAATACCAACGGCCATCATTATCAGCAGCGATAGATACCCCAACTATATGCCCCCTCCCCCTGCCCCAACCAGGTCCAAAGTCCTCTAGGTCTGGATCCCAAGTCTCGGTATCTACCGCCAAGACGCGTGCTCGGCTAAGGTTTGGAAACTGGGTAGGGGTAGTCCATCCCGTCTCCGGAATGACTGGCATCGGGCGCTCTATCCGCTCCCCTCGTTTCTTATCTACAGCTATGTCTTCCCAGAATAAGCCCAAGGAGTCAAAACGTCTACTCATGAGCGCATGCCCACCATAACCCCACGAAAGCCTTCCCCAACGAACGGGCAGGGCTTAGGGTAAGAACTGATATCCAAAGAAGTAACGAGTTTCAGGACTTTCTGGAGCTGCACCAGATTGAAGATAGCTGAGGCGGTAATCCCTTCCAACTCGACAGAGGCACCGGATACTTCATGAGAACTATCTGTGCTGATCCTGCCAGGCTCAAAGTAGGCATGCTCTAGCTTGTCTTTGAAGGGGCTCAGGGTTTCCAATGCTTCGGCTAGCCCTTCGGGCGCCTTTGGTATGCTGCCCCAGCTAATTGAATCAAACAGCTTCCCAAGGTCAGGCCACTCGGTCGAGTATAGGTTAGACCTCAACCAGCGGTGGTTGCTATAGTGGAAGGTAACCGAGGACTCCGTTACCTGCATCTCGTGGGGCTCTTCGCCTATGCGGATCAGTTCCATAACGGCCGAGCGGGGGACGTTAATAACCACAGGTATGGATGCCTCCCCTAGCCAGTGCTCGGCTAAGATTACGTTGTTGGTAGCGTAGGCAGAGTGCCCCCGAAATAGGATGCCGCGCGCCCACGGGCGGCTAGCATCTTCTGCAATAAAAGGTTCTAGAGCCTTCAAGGCTTTCACCAGTCCACCTTTTAGCTTGACTATCTCGCCGGCTGGTTCCACAGGGGGGAAATCTTCTTCCGTACAATCGACCAATGCTTTGAACTTGCCAGACTTGATCGAGAGCCTGCCCGTAGCCGTTAAATGCATAGTGACCGTCTCGGCACAGGCCTGTATAGCCTTGAGGAATGGGGTGCCCTTGGGCTTACATTCTAGGTTGAGGGCTATGGGGCTGCTTAGGGTTAGATTCCCGTTATGCCCCAGTATATGCCCGTCTTGAATGCGGAAATGGGTGAGTGCTGCTATAAAGTCTTTTTTCGCCAGAGACCCTTGTACAAACTTTAGTGCATCAAGCATGGTATCCATTTCCTTTAATAGAATTTTGGAGAGGGGTTAGGTATTGGAGATTATACTCTACGTGGAGGCCGCTAACGCGTTTCCCGCGCAAAGGAACAATATGATCAACGTGCATCCCCTCGGGGCAATCTAAATAAATCTTCTTAATGGCTTCTAAATCTGCCCACGCAGGAGTACGCTTTAGCTTAGCGGAGCGCTTAGTTGAGTCGTAGAAACGCAGTACTCCTGGATTGGCTTTTTGCCAGGTGGCCACACAGGCCTTAATAGTTTCCCTATTATTAGGGCGCCATACCTCACCATAGGCTGCACGCCGAGCCATCTCTCTTTCGTGATTAGCGTAGTAATAGGCGCTGGTGGCCTCCCGAATGCTAGCTCCTTTTTCCAGGTATTTTTTCTGGTGTAGGATAACCTCGCACTCTACGCAACTCCTATTACAAATGCGGCGGATTCCTGTGTGGCCTCTTTTACAGGGGGAGCCTTGGTAGTATAGTGGATTCATAGGTTAATCAAAGAGCCCGATTTTCTCGGGGATAAATTTTGGATCAGGGGTATCATACAAATCGCCTAGCATGCTAAAGGCAAGGATGTTATAACTCCAGCGCGAGAGATAGGTTTCCCGCATCCTCTTAACATCTACTCCCATTGCGGTCAGCCGGCGTTCTATTTCGATCCGCTGAATCTCAGGTAGGGTGTCTATGTGCTGCCCCTCTACCCGACGGCTTGGGCTCTGGTCGGATACACTGAGCACCCGCGCTTCCGGATACATCATCATACCTCCGACTCGCGCCACCTGCACCCAAGAAGAAGAGTCAACGGAGAACCAAGGGTAACGTTCAACCAAAGGCATTGTGGTTAAACCGAACCCATGCACACGTACCTTTGGGCGGCCAGCTCCATCCGTTAAATGCTTTTCCCAGATACGATCAAGCCAGTGGTAAAGCTGCGGGGTAGAGATTGGAACCATGCCACCAAGGGTTATATACTCGTAGTTGGCCACATAGTAGTCTAGGTAGCGCTCGTCTTCCCCATAGTGGAAGCAAGGAAGCGCCCTAACGCCTAAGCGCTCCATTTCTTTCTGGTTCTCATAGGTCTTGAGCGGATCCCCAATCCCGTCAAGAACAGACGCGCATACAGAGTTGCCAACCTTCTCTATGATGTCCTCATTCTCTAGGACGTACCGGCAGTACGCTTTGATGTCTACATTAACCCCCATTGTGAAGGCGGAGAAGGCACCGGAGTCTAAGAAGACTTGGACTTTGTCCTTACGCATCTTTTCGACGTAGGACTTCCGGTGCACATAATGATAAGACTCTAGAAGATGCTTGACCTGAAGGCGCTGGGCTTTCTCGTTTTCGGTAAGCCTAGCAATGATGTTGCCAGACTTGCCGAAATTAGCCGCATACGCGCCGGCAACATACAACTTCATTTTAGCGATTCACCAACGCCAAGAACTCTGTACGGGCAGCGCCATCCGTGCGGAAAGCCCCGCGCATGACGCTGTTGGTCATCTTAGACTCCATGCTCTCTTTAACCCCCCGCCACGTCATGCACATGTGGGTGGCTTCTACCACCACCGCTAGGCCGACTGGTTGGATTTCTTTTTCAATGAAGTCGGCAATCTGGATTACGAGTTCTTCTTGAATCTGAGGACGCGAGGCTACCCAGTCAACGATGCGGTTGAATTTAGAGATACCAATTACGTTCTCGCTAGGAATGATACCGATCCAGCACTTACCAATGATAGGTACGAAATGGTGGCTACAGGCAGAGCGGATGGTAATTGGTCCGCTGATGTACATCTCGTCCAGCTTCTTGGCATTGGGGAATGACGTGATCGCAGGCGGTGGCAGATAGCGGCCTTTGAAGACCTCGCGAACGTACATCTTGGCGATGCGCGCAGCCGTACCCTTAGTGTTGTGGTCATTATCCACGTCAATTAGTAGGCCTCGTAAGAAGTGCTCAGCGCGCTTAGCAACCTCGTCTTGAAAGCGCTGCACCTCTGACTCGGAGTAAAATGCCGCCGAAACATTATCATTAGCAAAAAACGGCATCTCTTTATTAACGATGCGAGCTAGGAGGATGTCGATGATAGTTGGTCCCATGATTCAATTACTTTCTTTATTAACAATGATAGCACTGTTTGCACCGTGCTCTTTTACTTCCACCGAGGCTACTCGGCAGCGCGGAGTGTATCCATTGGCGGCGAGCCATTGCTGAGCCATCATAAAGACATGCTCAGCAAATTTCTCGCATCCAGTATCGTCTAGAACGATTAGGTCCAAGACTCCTTTAGCTTGACCTTCTTTAAAGTAGGCCAGTTCTGGATCATCGGCGGCTATGACAGTAGTATGGTCAAAGGTCATTTCGAGATTCTGCCTTAGGCTCTTCATATTACCAAAGTCAACTACCCAGTTTTTCTCATCCAAGGTATCGGCTTCAAATATAAAGCGAAACGCTAAGGAGTATCCATGGAGGTGCCGGCAATGGCTACGGGCGCGCCATTGGCGGAAGGCGCAGCTCAAGCCTAGCTCAAACCCGTAGGTCTTGGTAGATTGGTAGGCTATCATTCGAAGATCTCCTCGGCTGCGTCGACAAGGGCATCCCCAATCGAACGGTTGAGGGCATCGTCTTGGTAGTTGGGCGTAGCTGGCAGATTCATAAAGCCTTCAAGGTTAGCCCGCAAGACTAGAGGATCTGGCAAGCCGGCTACTTCAAAGCCATGCGCGCGCAAGACGTTGGCGTGGTTGTTGTCCACAGGTGGGTACTTGCCGTCGTAGCTTGTATGGCTAAACGCCAGTGCAGCACGGCAGCCTTCCATCTCGTACGCCAGTTTGACCGACTCGGCTTTGGACATATACATCAGCGGCGCGTGGATGTCCACAAGGGTGCCCAGCTGGGTAAGCCCTAGCGCCTCGTTAGCTGCGCCTGCAAACTTGGTGCGGAAGTCGTGCGTCGTATCGGGGTAGTTGGCGCCATCAGCTTGACAGATTCCAGTCACTAAGTCGCGGATACCTAAGCTGAGGGCATGGTTGATAGCTACCCCTAAGAAGATGAAGTTTCGCATAGGCACGAAAGTTAGCTCCACGCGATCCCCGATTATCTTTTCCATAGAAGCGTGATCGGCATATTTCTCCAGAGGCGCATCACTAGTCAGCGGGGAAGTAGATTTAAGGATGCCACCGTGGAGCTTGATGCAAGTATGGCTCTCCACTTTGGCTAGCTTGGCTACACGCTCGGCTGCGATCAGCTCGATGCTGTGGCGCTGGTCATAGTCAAACGATACCGTGTGGACTTCTTCAAAATGAGTCTTAGCCCAGTAGAGGCAAGTGGTGGAGTCTTGGCCGCCGGATAGGACGACAAGGGCTTTGGTTGGTTTCATGGTTCGGGTTTCCTTTAGTTACGGGAGGTTGATAATCTTATGCATCTGTAAGCCTAGGGTATACCCGTGGGCTAGGCAGCTAGCAATGGCGGTCTGTAGGTGGGCTTCGTTGAGCACCGGATCCTTCTCGTCCATTGGGTTGACGTAGATGTTGGAGACTGGGAAGTCCTTAGGAGGGCGAGCTACCCCCCGTGCGGGTGCTGGATGGTCAAGGGCGTGCAAGGGAAGGCCATCGTCTTCGCGGACGTCCCCAGCTTTAACCACATACTTGAAGTAGTCAATATAAGGGATTAGGTGCTCAGAGATCTTACCAGCCTTCGGGCTGCATACGATGGTGAGGTTCTTGTGCCCATAGGGCATATCGCGTACGAATAGAGAACCATTGGTTTCGATCTGTACCTCAAAACCATGATGCAAAAGAATTTCCACTAGCTTGCAGATATCTTGGCGGAAAGGTTCGCCACCAGTTATGACCACGAGTCTTGCCTTATGGTCACTAAAAGAGGATTCGCCCAAAGCGACTACCTGACCCGCCACTATCGAAGGGGTCTGCATATCCTGCCGGCCTTCGGTATATTCGGTGTCGCATTTCTCACAGTTTAGATTGCACCCAGCTAGGCGCAAGAAGATACAGGGGACACCGGTATAAGGTCCTTCCCCTTGGATGGTTGAGAAGATGCTGTGTACCGATAGGAAGCCACTTAGATCCTGCTTCTCAATTGGTTGGATGTTGATAGTTTTCACTTTAGTCCTTTATAGTAAAACTCTATTATACAAGAAAGAGGTGACTGGCAATACCCCTAGATAGAAGATCGTAGAGGCAAAAAAGAAGCCTAAGGGTTAGTTAGGCTTCTATTCTGGTGACCTTATGGTCGAGGTCTAGAATCGGTCTCTAGATCCTCGTAAGAGGGCTTAGCAGCTGAAAGGAATTAAAAACCGCTAACTCGTGGCTATCCACGATTCCTCGATCATAAGATCACCAAAAGAAGCAGAAGGCTGTCGGGGCACCTCTGCTTAGGTTAGACCACTGCAGGAGCTTCGGCTACTGCCTTTTCTTTTTTAGCTTTAGGCTCTTTAGGCGCCTTAGGAGCTTTAGGCTCTTTAGCCGCCACGATAGTGCCAGTCAAGCCGTGGAAGGCGCGCCACTTGGCGTACTGGGTATTGATAGTGGATACGTTCAAGCCTTCAGCCTGAGCCTGCTCGCTTACTGCGGCGCGGGGTGCTGGAGCTTTCATAGCTTCGCTGATTGCTTCGGCGATAGCCCAGACGCGACCAACAATACCTGTGGCATCCAGTGGGCGGCGAACGCCATTACGTTCTTCAGCTTGAGGGCGTGGCTCTTTAACTGGTTTTTCTTTTTTAACTTTAGGTGCTTTTACAGCAGCCTCAGTAGTTGCGGTGGTAGCGTTCGGGTCAATTGTAGTCATGAAATACTCCTGTTAAGATTTGTTGAAAATAAAAGTGATTTAGGAAAACTCTAAATGCCTATGAATTATATACCCGTCTTATCCCTAGGCACTGGGATAGTAGATCCTATCTTGATCCTAAAAGGGTACCTCTTGGATCCAATGGGTAACGCAGGAAAAGACCAGCGTCTGCGGAGGAGGGGTAGCCTTGAACAAGGTGCAAGCTGCATCCTTGTTATCGGCATCCCAATACTCGCAGTTTAGGCAGGACATGGTGATCCCGTCTAGATGCATACGTTTCTGCACTAGGTGGTGCGCATCTCTCCGTTCGGCTAGCACCTTAGCAATTTGTTCTTTAGTCATATAGAGCCTTTAAAATTTCTGGATACTTACTACTAGTGCATACTTTGAGCCCCTTTGGAACTCTAGTCAGCTCGGGTAATCTGGTCATGGCTAAGTCCACAGTAGCTGGCGTTTCAGATCCTCCTGACCTCTCCGCCCACCACCGCTCTGCCTTGCCTCTAGCGTAGCCTGTATGCTCTAGACAAACCCATTCCTTGAACATACGGAACTTGCAGAAGTAAGTTACCTGCATGGTAGGGATACCGCTTGCCCCCCTATTATATGGGGCATAGGTTACCCTATCTACAACAAAGTCTTCTACGACAGGCAGGGCTATAGTAGTTTTCATGACCTCTTTACTGCTAGCAGTAATCTGGATCTTGGCTAAGCGGGGAAACTCCGTGCCGCAGTTGAAGCAGACGGTAGCGCTGGCGTGATTGTAGCAGTGGCAGGTATAGCATTCTTTGACAGGCGCAGTGCCACCGCCGCCTGCCCCCTTAGCCTTGGGCAAAACGGGGTCGTTAATAGGTCCCAAACGGGCGGTATTCCCCGCGAAATCAAGCACTAGGCAATTGTCCTTACCGTGGGACGGCCTAGTGCCCCTGCCCAACATTTGTACCCATAAAACGGCCGATTTTGTAGGGCGCAAAACGGCGATCAAATCGATGCCTGGAAAATCAAAGCCTGTGGTTAATACGTTATTATTGACCACACACTGGATTCTTCCGCTCTTAAAAGCTGCTATAGTTTCCGCGCGCTCGCCATCCGATAGGCCGGCGTGAACTACAGCGGCGGTGATGCCTAGGGATAGCATAGTACTGACTACGTGCTCAGCGTGGGCTACGCCCGATGCAAAGACTAGCCAATGCTTTCGCTGGCTTCCATACTCTAGTATCTCTTTGCACGCGGTATCTGTTAGGTGGTCTTTATCCACCGCCTCCTGTAGGTCATGCTGGGTAAACTCCCCTCCACGAACTTTGACCGCCTCGGTATCGTACTCCATGTTAGTGCGCTTGGTTACCAATGGTGCTATGAAGCCTTCCTCTACGAGGCGATTGAAATTCTTAAAAGAAGTTAGATCATAGCAGATATCCGTAAAGATTCCACTCTCGGTCAGCCTGCCGGTGCCTAGCCGGTAGGGGGTTGCGGAGAAGCCCACTACTTTCAGGGCAGGATTAATTTCTTTTAGCGCCGCGATGAACTTATCGTAGAGAGTGGACTCTTTAGGGCTTACCATGTGGCACTCGTCGATAAGGATTAAATCTATCTTACCAAAGAGAGCCGCGCGCCGGCATACCGATCCTATCCCAGCATAAGTTATAGCATTCTTGTACTCTTTTTTATTTAAGCCAGACGAATAGATCCCAGCCGGCGCAGTAGGCCATATCCGGAGGAGTGTTTTAAAGTTTTGCTCGATCAGTTCTTTAACATGGGTAAGCATCATAACCCGCTGGTTAGGATAGGCAAAGACCATTTTTAGCAGGTCAGCAATGACAAATGATTTGCCGGTGCCGGTGGGCATCGCCACGATTGGGTTGCCCACCTTAGCAGAAAAATAATGGAAGACACTATCGCGAGCTTCAGTTTGGTACCATCGTGCTTCCATGGTTAGAATGGGATGTCGTAGTTAATGGGTTTGCCTGTTGGGGCATTCTCGTCCATAGGATATTTGAAAGGTAATGGATTATCCCATCGGTAGGGCTGAGATAGCACTTCTGGGCTAGCAGTTTTTGGAAGCATAGCCAAGGGGTGAAGGTTATCCTCTTGAACCCAAGCGTCACATCCATAAGCTATAACCTTAGCCGGAGGCCGCAGCATGGCTACGCGGCAGAGCTCTTCCTTGCCAAGGAAACTCTTACAGGTTACGCAGTTTCTGATTAGCCCATTACTCTCCATGACCGCCCGCATGTAGAGTTCTGCGGCCTTCTTAGCACTGGGGGGTAGGTTGAGGCTAGGCAGATTAGAGCTGTTCATGGGGCTACGGCATGGCCTTGAAGTTGGAAAGCGCTAAGGTATAGTGTTCGCAAGCTGCTAGCTGTGCTTCCTTGGAGAGTGATGCGCCGTTACCACAATGCCATTCGCCATTGGGCTGGATAGAGGCATGGATGCACGAACGGCAAGTCTTTTCTGGAAGGGCATCGCCATGGCACAAAGATCTGTGGTCACAGAACTTGCACTTGAACCAAGAAGGGTTCTCGCTGATCCTAGGCGGCGCTTCGGTAGCGTCGAGGATGGCAATGGAGCGATGGCGGTAGCGGTCGTACTGTGCTTGGTCAAATTGGACTATCTCCATGTGGAGAGCATCGGTATCCTTGTTGACGGCCATATAGAGGCAGTGGGTAAGGTTGAAACCTCCCATGTACTTTTGCATCTGGACGAAGTGTTCCCACTTAGCCCCCATAACTCCAACATCCGTAAGCTTCTCAAAAGACTTGGCGTTGTGGGTTTTGCATTCAAGAGCCATCGGCACCTCAGGCAGGTCAGGTAGCCCGCGCAGAAAGCCGTCCCCGCTTCCGCCGAAATGCCCCTTGTGCCCGGTAATCCGGAACTGTTTACCATTAGCATCATGCTGCCAGACTTCAAGCCCGATAAGTATCAGCATAGCTATCATGCGTGGTTCTTCTAGATGCCCACGATTAAAAAGCATTAGCATTCTGGCGCTAAATGAAGGCCTCTTCGACCACCGGAACCCATACCAGATCTCGCGAGCGCATTCCCGCCCAATCATAGAGGCGCCTAAATGGGATCGAAAGGGAAAAGTATCTGTGGAATAAGCGTCAGCCGCTTCTGGCATTAGGGTCTTGAGGATCCCTCGATACTTAGCCCCCTGATCAATCTCGATGGCGGCTGCTATAGCGGCCATAGTTTTAGTTGCTAGATGAGCCATGTTTGATCCGATTGAAGAGGCGTCTGACGAGATAACCTCTGGCTACACTAATAAAGGTAAACCAGCAGGTGATGTATATATTGCTGATAAGGGGCAAGTGTACCCCAAACCAAGGAAAGATAGTTACTTGGCTAGCCAGAGCCACACCGAATCCGATGATGGTACTGGCTAGCGTCTCAACTAGGGAGCCGGTTTTAGTCTGCATACAAGCTCCCGTTTACCTTACTGACCGGCTGGTTGCTGCGCCCACGGTGGGGTCGCCGCTGCTGGAGCG